CAACAAATCACCGGCAGCCATCACAAACTCGCTCTTCTTACGAACCCTGTTGCATGACACAGACTTATAGTGAAACTGTTAAGCAATCCTAACTGTGGATCTGGAACAGCTTTGGACCACATCTAAAACGTGATCCAGGTCCTCCGCATTTGCTCGCAAACCAGTAGTAACACAATCCTTTTGACGGGACTGTATTACATAGTGTGCGGCGCAGTGGACCCAAACTCCAGGAAATATACCATCATCATACTTAGAATCCAAAACAGGATTCTTAGTAGTCATATAATGATTTTCCAAATTAATCTGAACATCTTCTGTAATACCGTAAACCTCGACAATTACTTTACGAGAATTGGCTGTCGGAGTCAATGGACCAGCCTTTACGATTTCAGGAGCTTTAGCAAGAGCTGCCATTAGTATTTCTAGTTTATGTGGTTCAATTTTAAGATGAGTTACGAAATCAGAGATATCATAACTCCTAGTAAACTTGAGAGCCGCATGAGCCAGCTGGTCAAGTATAGGGCACCCCCTATATTGATAAGCCATACTAAAAGCTTTACAACGCAATAATTTCATACGCGTCGCGCTCCTACTGCCGACATAACACATAGAACCCCACCCGAAAGAGGCCATCGCCTTACGTGGATCCGTCAGATTAACTAGATCAACAATATCGGTGACGACACCACAGAATGAAGCTGTGGTAAGGGAAGAATGTACTTCTATTTTTAAACGCAAACCCATGTCGCTAAAGAAAGTAGTCGGCTCAGGTGTGCCCTCGGGCACCATTTGGAGTCCGTCATCACCTTCATATTTCCCAGGACCGGGATCAACATGAATAGAATAGAGATAAAACAATGCAAACATCAAATTTGAAAATGTGTTTGCAAGACTTGTATTCATCTCACCTGACATACGGCACGCCTTAATTTTACACTGAAGATTCTTATGGTGTATTGCGTTCATGCCTGCTAGTGTAAAAATCATGAACCTAAGCAGGCTTGGGCATGCATCGCCCAACATGTGGTGATACAGTTTGAACTCTGTATTTTTCATTATCTGTTCTTGGAAAAGTGATTCAAATGAAGTATAATCTGTAGCCCAAGCTACAAATCCTGGTATTAACATTTCTGCTATTACTCTCGGCCTATCACAGACCGGGACTTTCTTAATGAACCATGGCATTTTAAATAAAACGTCTTCCATAACACTGATGATTGCCCCTATCACCACCTTAAAGGCATCTGTCCTAGCGTAAATCCCCCTAAAATATTTATAATCTATATACGGCTCCTCCTTAGTATGGAGTTTCACAGTCTGAATATAATCTTTGACAAAATTGACAAAGACACGTTCAAGATCTTCGAAATTGGCCACCATACCCAACCCAGCAACATCCTCGATAGATTCCTCGAGTTGACGCTTACGCGCGTCGCTATACGGTCGGTCCCGCAACCACTCCTTAGGTGATATGAGATCAGATGGCAAAAGTCTCGGACAATTATCATGAAGCCAACGGTCGACGAATAGACCAAGCGATCTAAGGCGTTTGCGGATAAGCTTATCTGCGTTCGATTCTGAGAACCGACGCCCTTTAACCCGCTTGGCCTTAATCGACGCATTTGGCGCTCTTTGCCCGCAACGCTTGATAATTCCAGCTGCGACCGAGAGGGTGCATGTCGGATCCGGTTTAGGTAAGACCACTTTCGTGTAACCCATTCCGAGAAAGACAGCAACCGGACGCCGAACTTGTATGTGATCACGCAACCCAGAGAAGCTAAGCTCATCCTGAGGAGAGCCGATGTCACCACTGACAACTTCTCGGATTGTGTAACCGACCTGGACAAGTTCAGAACTGGCTTCCCCTCCAAGTTTAACTGGCCGTTGTTAGTCATTGCATCACGGTACGATCGCCAGATACAATTTGAAACATAGGGAACGGACATTTGGGCTGAGTTAACTAAAACCCGGTCATAAGGAGTAACAACGCCGGACACAGCATTGGACAACCTTGACGCCCATGACCACTGATCAGAATGAGTCTGATTCACGGCCATTGTCCGTCTACATGAAGCTTCACACAACAGTCCTATATCAACATCACCGCTCAATACAGATCGGCCATTCTCCACATTGTTATCCAAAGGATTAATGCAAAATTCTTCATACTGGAAAGTGGTCCAAGACCAAAATTTGAAGTATGAAGTTGAACTATATTTGCTTTCAATGTGGGGACGCAAGGCTGGTCCATTGATGTTGTTAAGTGGCCGGTTCTTTGCATTAGCATTAGCAAACACTGTCATAGTGTCTAATGTAATCCCGCCACCAGATTGTTCCGTCATGGGAAGTTGAAGAGTCCTATGAGCTTCGATACGCACAACTTTCTTCAAGATCAGATCACAAAATTTGACGACCTTAAGAAGTAAAGCATTCCACGCGCGTTTCGCAAAGGGAAGTTTGGCCAAGAATAAACTTGCGAAGTTCTGACGGAAAGTTGGTAGGACCTGAGTGACAAACTTGACAGCCTTAAAGACTAATGAGACTGTTTGTAAAGAAGCAATAATTGGTCCCGTAGTGAGCAACGAGTCCCGCCAAAGACTATTATGTTGCACCAAAATGGGCGACCATTCACGAACCTTGCCAATTATAGAAAACCGGCTCTGGCCCATTTGGAGTGCTGATAACTCCATATCTTCCTCATCAAATTCTTGTTGACGCTCCCTGTTGGCTCTACGAACCTCCACCTCCAATTCCTTCACAGGGTCGATTTTCTTTTCAATCATGATCTCCGGAATTTCATTGCCATCCTCATCGTAATGGGCAGCCATTTCTAGCTGTGCATCGCGTTGACCGGCTTCATCCTGGAGAGTACCAATGATACTTCGACCCACCAATTGAGCATTCCGCTCCTCCCTGTTAGAGTGACCTCCCTTCGCAAATTTCTTGCGAGGTGAATTGGGTCCACTCTTGGATCCTCTGGAAGTAGCCTTCGGACTCTGACTACCCGCAAAGGTTGGCGAATTACCACCACTCCTAGGCCCTCGAGGAGCCTCATCAACACCATCATCAGATTGTGCTGGCATCTCAGGTACTACTCGCTGAGGACGAACTTCAGCCTTAGAATCCTGAGGACCATGATTTTTGGCTACGTTGCCTAAAGACCTGGTATTTATGCCCTTAACTGCGGCAGCAGGCACATTTTTCCCATGTGCAGGTATCGGCTTACGGGCCGCCCCTAATCCTTTCTTGTTCTGCTGAGACCCCGGTTTTTGGTTCGGTGTACTCATATCGCGAAAGCTAAGAAGGAAGGTTGGTTATCAAAGTTACCATCTTCAATTAATGAGTCATTGATGTCGTTGGACATCCAGGTGCACACAACGGCTCCATTCCTATATCACGTACACAATTATTATTAAACCTCAGGTACCTAGCCCCAAGGGTGTGTTTCCTAACATTTGCTCGCATCTAGCACATAGGTGTTGCCATCACTGGCATGACGTGGGAAGAGCGGGAGGGTGCACCCC